ATTGGACTGTTACTGCAGTTGGAAGCACAGGCGTAACTATTGGTGCAAACACTTATGGAGTAATTGCTGCTGGATATGCTGTTACATTTAGTAGATTGGTAACTATTGGTGGAACAGAAACCAATATTGATTATAAAGAGAATGATAGATCAGCATCCTTCACTTCTTCTGATACCCTCTATATTTCCAATACTGTTGATGCTAATGGAGAACCAGTTAATTCTGCAAGTTCTGCTGTAGCAAGTGTAGAAGATTGGTATGATGCACAAACTCTTGGATTAACTAATTCTACAGTTTATTGGAAGACTCTAGCACCTAAGCCAAATACCAGTAATTATGTCTCTCAAAGAGATGGTAGATTTGATACAGTACACGTTGCTGTTGTAGATGATACTGGTGAGGTAACTGGTGTTGAAGGAAATCTTTTAGAAGTCTTTAAAGGTCTTTCTAAAGCATCTGATGCTGTATTGGATGGAAATTCTCCAACCAAGTCTTATTATAAGAAGTATATCCAGAACAACTCTAATTATGTTTATGCTGGATATGATCCATCTCTTGGATATGATACTACTTGGAAGACCTATCCAAGAGCAACTGGATTCTCTACTCAATTCCAAGCAAATACCTTTGCTGCAGGTGTATGGAATCAAAATGCACAAGGAGTTAGCTTCAGTGCATTAGGTAATGTTTCTTATACCTTATTGGGTGGTGTTGATTATTCTGCCAGTGGTGGAATGAATGCTACTTTAGGTAATTTGAAAACCTCTTATGAATTGTTCAATAATAAAGATGAAACAGATGTAGATTATGTCTTGATGGGTCCAAGTGGATCAAGTCTACTTGAATCACAAGCTAAAGCAAATCTTGTTATTTCTATTGCAAATGGCAGAAAGGATTGTATTGCTTGTGTCTCTCCTCATAGAGAAGGTATTGTCGGGGTTGCAAATGCTACAACTCAGACTAATAATGTTCTAGAGTTCTATAGTTCTGTTAGTTCTTCTTCTTATGCTATATTAGATAGTACTTGGAAGTATACATATGACAGATTTAATAATGAATTCAGATATATCCCATGTAATGGAGATACTGCTGGATTGTGTGTAAGGACATCTACAAATGCATTCCCATGGTTCTCGCCTGCAGGTGCAAGAAGAGGTATTCTTAACAATGCTGTTAAACTAGCATATAATCCTAATAAGGATCAAAGAGATCTTCTCTATAGTGCTAGGATTAACCCAATCACCAATGTTAGAGGATCTGGTATCCAACTCTTTGGTGATAAGACTGGACTTTCCTATGCTTCCGCCTTCGATAGAATCAATGTTAGAAGACTATTCCTCACTGTGGAGCAAGCACTTGAAGGTGCTGCTAATGCTCAACTCTTTGAAATCAATGATGATGAGACCAGAGAGAACTTCACTAACATTGTTACCCCCTACTTGAGAGATATTCAAGCCAACAGAGGAATTGAAAACTTTAGAGTAATTTGTGATCAAAGCAACAATACTCCTGCTGTGGTTGATAACAATGAATTTAGAGCTGATATATTCATTCAGCCTACTAAATCTATTAACTACATTACTCTAACATTTGTGGCTACAAGAACAGGCATCAGTTTTGCTGAGTCGGTTTGATCATCTTATTAAATTAATTCAGGAGACTTAAAAAAATGCCAGCATTTAACACAAAAACAATCTCAGAGTTTAAGACTAAACTCTCTGGAGGCGGTGCAAGGCCGAATCTATTTGAAGTAAAAATTCCAAACTTTCCATCTGGACTCCCTGCTGACACGTGGGGACCAGATGAAGCTAGAGATTTTTCATTCTTTTGTAAAGCATCTCAATTACCAGGATCCACTGTTCCTGCAATTAGCATTCCTTTTAGAGGAAGAGTTCTTAAAGTTGCAGGGGATAGAACCTTTGATGACTGGACAATAACAGTTCTTAATGATGAAAATTTCAAAATAAGAACTGCTTTTGAAAAGTGGACTAATGGTCTTAGTAAATTGGATGATGGAACAGGTATTACCAATCCATCTTCTTATATGGCTGATGCAGAAGTAAGACAACTTGGTAGATCAAAAACCAGAGGAGATACAAATAATAACACCGGTGTTGGAAATCAAAATGTTGTTTTAAGAACATATAAGTTCTTTGATATCTTCCCAACAGAAATAGGTGCTATTGATCTAAGTTATGATACTACTGATACTCTTGAAGAATTCACTGTAACATTTGCAGTTCAGTACTATGCAGTAGGTTATCAAGGAAATGATCAACCAGTTCCTGATCAAACTGCTATTCCTGCCTCTTTATCTCCAGAAGATAGCCTACCAGTACAGACTGGTGGAGCAGTTCCTGGGTCTAATTAATCTCCTAAATACTAGAAGCATAAACTTTTAGTTATAATAATGGCGAGATTATTTGGTTTCTCAATTGAAGATACAGAAAAAACCCCACCTGGCGTAGTCTCTCCGGTCCCTCCTAATAATCAGGATGGATCTGAGCACTATGTCAGTAGTGGGTTTTTTGGTTCGTATGTGGATATTGAAGGTGTTTATAGAACAGAAAATGAATTAATAAGAAGATACAGAACTATGGCACTCTATCCTGAAGTGGATAGTGCTATTGAGGATATTGTAAATGAGGCAATTGTATCTGATTTGAATGATAGTCCCGTAACTATTGAGCTATCAAATTTAAATGCCAGTGATGGTATTAAAAAGAAAATTAGAGAAGAGTTTAAGTATATTTTAGAACTCTTAGATTTTGACAAAAAAGCACATGAAATTTTTAGGAATTGGTATATTGATGGGAGATTATATTATAATAAAGTAATTGATCAAAAAGCACCTCATGAAGGTCTTCAAGAATTAAGATATATTGATTCTTCTAAGATGCGTTTTGTTCGTCAATTGAAGAAAAAAGGAAACAATAGTTTAACCTCTGCAGTAGAAGCTAGTAAAGATAGTCCTCAAGCTTATGAGTTTCCAGAAATTGAAGAATATTTCATGTATACCGATGGTACAAGTATCGGTGGTGTAGTAACTAATAGTTATTCTGGGGGAGCAGGTAAAGGAGTCAAAATGACTCGTGATTCTGTTACTTATTGTACTTCTGGATTAGTAGATAGAAATAAAGGATCAACTCTTTCTTGGATTCATAAAGCAATCAAACCAATCAATCAATTAATGATGATTGAGGATAGTTTGGTAATTTATCGTCTATCAAGAGCACCAGAAAGAAGAATTTTCTATATTGATGTAGGTAATCTTCCAAAGATTAAGGCAGAACAATACCTCCGTGATGTCATGATGAGGTATAGAAATAAGTTAGTTTATGATGCTAACACTGGTGAAATCAGGGATGATAAGAAATTTATGTCTATGATGGAAGATTTCTGGCTTCCTAGACGTGAAGGTGGAAGAGGAACTGAGATTACTACCCTTCCTGGTGGGCAAAATCTTGGAGAAATTACTGATATTCAATATTTCCAGAAGAAACTCTATAGAGCATTGAATGTTCCTGAAACTAGATTACAAGGAGAAAGTGGATTTAGTTTAGGAAGATCATCTGAGATACTCAGAGATGAAATTAAATTTAGTAAATTTGTTGGAAGATTGAGGAAGAGATTCTCTCATATGTTCAATGATATACTAAAAACTCAGTTAATTCTGAAGAATATCATTACTCCAGAAGACTGGGATGTGATGGAGGATCATATTCAATATGATTACCTCTATGATAATCACTTCGCAGAATTGAAAGAAGCAGAATTGTTAAATGAGAGAATTACTCTTGCTCAGACTGCAGAACCTTATGTTGGTAGATTCTATTCTCAAGATTATGTAAGAAGGCATATTCTTCGTCAAACTGACGAGGAAATAGAAGAGCAGGATAAATTAATTGAACAAGAGATTAAGGATGGTGTAATTCCAGATCCTGCTCAAATGCAGATTGATCCAGCAACTGGACAACCTATGCCTAATTTGGGTGCTCCAGTTATGGATCCAAATATGGAGAGAAGAACTACACAAGCAGTTGATGCTGGAGTAGATCTTTCTGCTAATCTTGCACCACCCAAAGGTGGTGAGATATAAATATTAAGGATTCCAACACAATATATGGTACTAAACTATGGAAGAACTAGTTGATTTGCTTGTTAAGGATGATTCTCCTTCACAAATAAGTGATAAAATCAAAGATATGCTTTATGCAAAAAGTGCGGAAAAAGTTGATAATATAAAACCAAAAGCAGCTTCTTCACTTTTTGGAAATGAGATAGATGCAGAACTTCAAGGTGAAGTTGAAAAAGCAGCTGCTGTAATTAGTGGTGAAGATCAAACATCTATGCGTGCTGATAGCAACTCTATTGATGCAGAAGTTGATACGGAATCACAATCTGAAGAATAACTAAATAAAAAGAGGACTACTTTAATCGGAATATTATAAAATGGCTTTAAATCCAGTAGGTGCCGGTACTTCATTAGCTTTAGTTGCTGCTGGTACGGTAGT